ATATGATAGATTATGAAAAATTGAATGCGCATAGGATGAGTGTATCATCTCTTAATCTGTTTGCCCATTCGCCAAAATTGTACATGAATCATGTACTAAATCCTGAAGAAGTAAGAACAGGATATTTTTCAAAAGGTAGCGCAGTAGATTGTTTGATAACAGAACCTGAAAAGTTTGAAGACCAATTTGCTATAATGTCAATTGAGCGTCCTTCTGGTATGATGGGCGATCTTTGTCAAAAATTAGTACAATATGGTTCTATGGAAGGAGCTGAGCATGTAGAGTTTGAAGATCTATTTGAGCTTGCTTACAAAGAATCAGGATTTAAACTTAGTAAAGCGGCAGTGCTTAAAAAGTTTGAAGCTCCTAATTCTGAAGCAAAGAAATATTATAATGAGATTCTGCAAGCAGGTGATAGAAAATTACTCAGTGAAACTGAATATGCTCAAGTAAAAGAAGTTGTACATATGCTTAAAACAAATGAGCATACTAAATTCTATATAGAAGATGCAGCTTCTCATCCATTGATAGAAACTATTGATCAAATGGAAATATTCTTCGAGCTTGAAGGTGTTCAATGTAAATCTTATTTAGACAGAGTTATAATAGACCATACTAATAAGCGTATAATTCCAACTGACTTAAAGACCACAGGTAAATCTGTATTTGAATTTGAGAAAAGTTATATTCAGTATGGATATTTCAGACAAGGTGCGTTTTACACAGCAGCTATTAGAGATTACATGAATAAAGACCAAAATCTTAAAGATTATAAGCTTGAGAACTTTAGATTCATTGTAGCCGAAATGGACTGTGAAAACCCTCCTCTTGTATTTCAAATGAGTGATGAGGATATAGAACGTAGTCTTTATACTGGCGGTACTCTTAAATCAGGTCAGGAATTAAAGAGTGTTTATCAATTATTACACGAACTCAAATGGCATAGGGAAGAATGTCTTTGGGATATGCGTAAAGAGCACCTTGAGTCCCTTAAACGCACTGGGTCGCTCACCCTCGATATCATCCAGTAGTTTAGCTAGAAACTATACTACACATTTCCTTTTGCCTATGATGCTTCCCTTCATAAGCAAAACACCTTCTTTTAATTTCAGGAATTTATATTTGGGAGCTGATTTTCTTCAGCCTCCCGAACCTGAAATTCTTCATATACTTTACAATCCTAAGTTTACGCAGCAGTACACAGACTTTGAGGCGCGTGTAGAAGCGCACAAGTCCTGCTATGGCATATACGATGCTGCGCCTGGACATGTAATGCATATGATAGAAGTACCAGAGAAATATCTAGAAGACTATCATAGTTTTCTTATTGGAAGATATGATCTGTTCTCTGATAAATACAAAAAAGTATTTGTACCAGGGAGTAAATTGCATAAAGCAGTAAATAATATACAGCCACTTCCAATGTGGCAAGAACAATTTGAAATTTTTAATCTAAAACTTATCACTAAAAATGGAAAAGAGAACCATTAAAACTAGACTTGTAGGAAAAGAAGATGTATTTAAAATCTTAGCTCTTGGCGAGTCTGTACAGATGCCTGTATTATTACTAGGCGAACCAGGTGTGGGTAAAACACAAGCCTTACTTGACTATGCTGCAAGTAAGTATAACTTTAATAAAGACCTTGTGCGAGAAAAAACCTTTGTTATCGAACTTGACGAGGGTACTCGTACTTCAGAGATCAAAGGTCGTGTAAACATGCAAGCGCTGCTTGAAGATAAGAAGTATGAAATAGATGCTCCTATTGCAGATGCAGAGTTTGTGTTGATTAACGAGGTTGACAAAGGCACATCAGGTGTTAGAAATACTCTATTATCTGTAATGCGCGAGAAAGCTTTGTTCTATGGCGACACTATCAAGAAATGTAAATGGACTACGTTTGCTGGCTCTTGTAATGTTATTCCTGAAGACGAACTTGAGAATCCTTTCTGGGATCGTTTTGTTCTTACGCAGAAAGTTGAGCGTGTGGGCAGTGATGTTATGAAAAATATTTGTGATAAGCACAACGCAGTTCAGACAGTAGAACTTACTATCCCAAACAAAGAAGATATTAAAAATGCTCAGTATGACAAAAAGCTTTTTAATAAGTTTATTGACCTTGTGTACCCTGATGTATCGGATCGTACTATTTATGCTCTTGTGGAGATTATTAAAGCTGTAAAGCTTATCTATAATTATGATGATAAAGAAGCTTTATTGAATATTTGCGGTCTTGTGGCACCTAACCACGCTGCTGCACTTAGTTCTAAACTAGAGACCAAACGAGAAAATAACGTTTCTTCTCTTATTCAGCAATTACCTAGTGTATTGTCTTCTGGAAATAGTGGTTATTCTACTGTATTTATCAGACAGATCGTTACTGAATTGAACGAGCTTGGTAAAATGAATAGCTATAAAACAAGAGCAACTGATCTTAAATCTCAACTTCTTAATATTATTAGCAATAATAGTCTAGTAGAGCAAAGTTTTGTATCATCACTAAATTTTGAATTTTAATGAGGTATTCACGTTATAATAATCATAGTACTAACTATCAAAGTTATTATCAAATAAGAGAAGAAAGACAACAAAGAATTGATGATGCACAACCTAAGTGCATCATCAATAATTCTTTTCCTAAAGAAGAAGGACAGCTTGTCTTTGCAAATCTCAGTGGTTCTATTCCTTATAGTAATAGTTTTATTCAAGAACAAGGAGGAGATAATCTATTATCAGATATCTATAAGCATTGGAACAATTCTGATAAACAGTATAGTATTCGACCTGATAAATACTGGTGGCATTATATGCTTTCAAGGGTAGATAATCATTTACTTCAAAAGCTTACTAATAACAATACACTGTATAGTTATTTAGCAACCCGTAAAACTGTAGATATGTTAGCCAGGTTACTAAGAGAACATGATCCTGAAGATCTAAAACAATTTGCCAAAAGTATGCAATCGCAAGCAGAAGGAGACCCTGATGCTGCACCTAATCAGAAAATCTTAGATGCTATTGACAAAGCTTCTAATGCAGTACAGAATCAGATAAAGAAAGAGATTGATAAAGCTGAATCTTTGCCTGGTGGTATGCTTAGTGGAGATGCTGCTTCTGATATAGAACAATTAGAGACTCTTCCTAAGGACGTACTGAGTAAGCTTAAGTCTATTAAAAAAGGTCAAATAGCTAATTTTCTAAAATCTACTATTGACTATGCTATCGAAGCTACTGCAGGTAAAGACAAAGTTCTTGAAGAATCCATATTTGAAGCAGATGAGATAGAGGCTATCTCCAATATAGAGAACTTTGCTCATATTGCCATGTTTGATGACCTTATGGTTACTAAGAAAACTAAACATGTAAGTTTTGATATCTATATAGATGATTCTGGTTCTATGACTTCTAAAATATATGGAGGTGATTTTAATGGATCTTTTAGACGCACGATAGCGCACTTACTTTCTTTCAGGCTTATGCAATTGAATATTCTTAGAAAGACCTATTTGTTTGCTCACACTGGCGAGTTAAGAGAAATTGAGAAAAAAGATCTATTTAAGCCTTTATTCAATGGTGGAACTGATATCTATCAATGTATAAAACAAGCTAAAAAGCAAAATAGGCCTGCTATTCTTGTCACTGATGGATATGATCGCTTTGATAGAGATAAAGGATATTACAAAGACATGTATATTCTTGTTATAGGAACAGATTTGCCTTCTTGTTTTGGTAAATATGCTGAGAATAATCAGATTCTATTTTTCAGTAATGGAGAGTTTACCAATAAATATAGTATAGAAGATAAATATGGTACTATACGTCCTAAATTTAAAAGTGATGCAAAAACCGTCTGAACAATATGAACGTGTAAAAAAGCTTTTGCAGTCAGATTCCCGATTACGGGAGTCTGATCGCAAGCTTATGTCTAGAGTCTGGTATGATGATCTTGTCAATAAAGGTTATAATATAGATTCTATGACCGTGAAAGAGTTTCTTACTTTATTAAGCACGAATGGGTTATCTTCTTATGAAAGCACAACCCGTGCAAGACGTAAAGTAATGGAGCTCCATGCTGAACTTCGAGGCACTGGCTACTCAGCTAGAAAATCTCAAGAAAAAGAAGTAAAAACTGATATTAAAGATTGGAAGGTCATTTGACCTTCCGTATCTTTGATGTCTTTTCTAATTAAAAATCAATCAAAAATGGACAAAAGCAATCAAATTCTCAGTGACATCGTAGTGTTTAACAAATATGCTAAGTATGTACCGAGTGAAGAACGAAGAGAAACGTGGGATGAGATAGTAACACGTTACGTAGAAATGATGAAGAAACGGTATCCAACAATTGTAGATAAGATAGAAGAGAACGCTAAGTATTTGTATAACAAAGAAGTATTGATGTCAATGAGAGGTGCACAGTTTGCTGGCCCTGCTATTGAAAAGTCAGAATCCAGAGTGTACAATTGCGCTTATCTTCCTATTGATGATTACCGTGCATTTAGTGAAACTATGTTTTTACTACTTGGTGGTACAGGCGTAGGTTATTCTGTACAACGTGACCATGTAAATAATCTTCCTGATATACATAAGCCTAAGAAAAAACAGAAGTATCTTGTGGGAGATTCTATTGAGGGGTGGGCTGATGCAGTCCGTCATCTTATGTCAGCATACTTTGGTATGAGAAAGACAAAGCCTGTATTTGATTTTTCTGATATTAGACCTAAAGGTGCAAGGTTAGTTACGGCAGGAGGTAAAGCTCCTGGGCCTGAGCCACTTAAGAAATGTCTATTCAATCTTGAGCTTATGCTTGAGCGTAAAGAAGATGGTGAAAAGCTCACACCTATAGAAGTACATGATATGATATGTCATATTGCAGATGCTGTACTTGCTGGAGGCATTAGACGAGCTGCTCTTATCTCTTTATTTTCTGCAGATGATGATGAAATGATAGCATGTAAAAGTGGAGCATGGTGGGAAAAGAATCCTCAACGTGGACGTGCTAATAACTCTGCTGTTTTACTACGCCACAGGATTACAAAAGAGTTCTTTGTAAATCTATGGAAGAAAATTGAAGAGTCAGGATCAGGAGAACCTGGTACATATCTTACAAATGATAAGGACTGGGGAACCAATCCTTGTTGTGAGATAGCATTAAGACCGTTTCAGTTCTGTAATTTGACAGAAATAAATGCTGGTAATGTAATAGACCAACTTGATCTTAATAATAGAGCAAGAGCTGCAGCGTTCTTCGGTACGCTACAAGCAGGTTTTACTAACTTCCATTACTTAAGACCTATATGGAGAGAGACTACTGAGAAAGATGCTCTTGTAGGTGTAGGTATGACAGGTATATGTAATGGTGCTGTATATCCTCTTGATCTTAAACAGGCAGCAGGTATTGCAATTGTATCTAATTATGATACAGCAAAACTTATAAATATTAACCCTGCGGCTCGTATTACTACAGTAAAGCCAAGTGGTACTACATCATGTGTTGTAGGCACAAGCTCTGGTATACATGCATGGCATTCTAAGTACTACATCAGACGTATGCAGTGCAACAAAGATGAAGCATTGTATCAATATCTTGCTATACATCATCCTGAACTTGTAGATGATATGAAGCTTATTCCTAACTCTGCAGTTATTGAAATTCCTCAAATGGCTCCAGACTCTGCAACCTTGCGAGAAGATGAGACAGCATTGCAAATGCTAGAGCGTGTTCAGCGTTGGAATACAGAATGGGTTCGTTCAGGTCATATCCATGGAGCAAATACACATAATGTATCTGCTACTGTATCAGTAAAACCTGATGAATGGGAAGGTATTGTAGAATGGATGTGGGAGCATAGAGAAAGTTTTAATGGCTTATCCGTTCTTCCTTATGATGGTGGTACTTATGTACAAGCACCGTTTGAAGAAATAGATAAGAAAGAATTTGATAAACGATATTCTTTATTAACAAAACTTGATCTTACTAAAGTAATAGAGATAAGCGATAACACAGACCTTTCAGCAGAACTTGCTTGTAGTGGAGGTTCATGTGAGGTTGTAAATTTATAATAAAAGATGAGTAAAAAAGAAATAATAGAACCTGAGTTGTTTGAAATAATAACCGAATATAATACATACTATGTAGTAGCTTACGATGCGGCTCATGCTATTACATCATTACTTGAAAAATGGAGTAGTGAAAAGGATATTAAATCAGTAACAAAATTAACTGACAATTGGTCTAAATGTCTATTCGTAACTAAAGAATGTTTACCCCAAGGACTCTTAAATAAAACTGTAGATGATAACGAAAGTAAAACGTAAAAGTATGGTCATTAGACCATCAGGACGTTCTACTGATTATATTTCTCCTTCCTTTGGGCATGGGTGTCTTTATGATTGTAGCTATTGTTATATGAAACGTAGTAAACCTACGGGTCTTACGATAGCTACAAACACAGAGGACATTCTTACAGCTATGAACAATCATGCATACTTTGCAGATGTTCAAAAACCTAACCAGACCCATGCTGAGTACATAACTTATGATATTTCGTGTAACGAGGACTTTGCATTACATGCTAAACATCATGAGTGGAAGAAGATATTTCAGTTTTTCAAAGAACATCCAATTGCTATGGGTTCATTTGCTACTAAGTATGTGAATCCAAATCTTGTAGAATTTGACCCAGGAGGTAAAGTACGTATCAGATTCAGTCTGATGCCACAACACATGTCTGATATACACGAACCGAACACTAGTAAAATAATAGATAGAATAAAAGCCATAGACGCTTTTATAGAGAGTGGCTACGATGTTCATGTAAACTTTAGTCCTGTGATACTTTATCAGAACTGGAAAGAAGACTACAAAGAACTATTTCAAATGCTTGATAATTATGTAGATTATAAAGATCAAGTACTAGCAGAGGTTATATTCCTTACGCATAATGAAGCTAAACATTTTAAAAACTTAGAAACTAACCCTAATGCAGAAAAGTATTTATGGGTGCCTAAAATACAAGAAGTTAAGATTTCTCAGTATGGAGGACTTAATTTACGTTATAAAAGTAAACTAAAGTCAGAATATATAAGTAATTTTACAAAATTACACGATAAGATTATTCCTTGGAATAAGATTAGATATATATTTTAGTCTATGAAAGATTATGAATTTAAAATATTATCCATCGCAATATTAGGTTTATGCCTACTTGTAGTAGCGATGGGAATAAGAGTAGAATCACTGAAAGATGAGCTGGATACTGAACAACGACATAGTAAAACATCTATTAAAAACATACCTGCCGTATCTGATAGCATTTCTATTGGGAGTGATAGTTGCATGGAAAGGCTGCGGTGACACAAGTGGCAAGCCTATCACTACTGTAATAGAAAAGCCAGTACCAGTCATAGAGTATGTAGACAGGTGGAAAGAGAAGCCTGTTAGATACGTTGAAACGAAAGTTGTTACCGTACATGATACCGTACAAGTAACCGTGCATGATGTTCGCTTAGATACGTTATTTTTGATTGATACGTTAAAGATAGTAGAGGCTTGGCTTACTGAAGTTACCAAATACGACACTACAGCATCTTTTGAAACGGCAGATATAAGGTTACGTTGGCAGAATTACCAAAACTTCAGCGAAAATGTAAGGATTGACTACACACCTAATATTCGCAATTCGCGAATCGCGATAGGTATGCATGCTAAGGTAGGATTAGTTTCTGATTTTAAAATGCAATATACTCCTATGATAGGAGCTGGAATCGGCTTTAAAATAAAAAACAATTATCTAACTGCTGACTATGGTTACCTTCAACAACACTATGTTGGAGTAACCTATGGTCGGTATTTCTTAAATTTTTAATATGAATTATTCTGAATTAGAATCTGCTGTAGAACAATGGGCAGAAGATCGCGGTATTTTCGATAAAGCTACCGCACTAAAACAAGCGCTTAAAACTCAAGAAGAAGTAACAGAACTAGTAAATGCTATCGTAGATAATGATTTCGATGAAATCCAAGATGCTATGGGTGACATTTTAGTAACACTTATTATCCAGGCTAAAATGCAAAAAGTTTCTCTTGAAGTTTGCCTGGAAGGGGCTTATAATATTATAAGCAAACGCACAGGTAAAATGGTTAATGGTCAATTTGTAAAAGATGAGCACTGATACGCTTATTGATCTTTGGAAGCATAAATTAAACTTAAGTGATTGGGATATAATAGCTCATCAAATAGCACCAGAACAGATTTTATACAATGGCGAAAAATATTTTGTTGGTATACATAGGGATTTTGGTAGAAAAAAAGCTATTA